TTTGACTAGATCATCAAATAATTTGAATGGTGCACATTCAACCATTTTTTTCAGTTCTTGTTTTTCTTCATAATGTGGCCCGCTTCCATAAGATTTACGGATTAAGTGGATAACATCATAAATGGTATTTTCGTCTACTTGATATGCTGACATATTATTTGGCCTCCTATTGCCATAGACACTGGGAGGGAAAAATGAATTTCCCTCCCTATAAATTATTTTGCTGACCAGTGGTCAAACTCAATTGCTAAAGCTCTGAACTTTTTTTGAAGTTCTTCAATCTGTTCCCGCTCAAGATCAAATGATTTTGATTCGGGATCAGCCATTTCATACCTTAGCAAATCTGCTAAGTATTCAACCTCATCAAAAGTTAACGGACATTTAATTTTTTTATCCATTATATATGGCCTCCTATTGCCATAGACACTAACAGAGAGCGCTTAAGCGCTCTCTCTAGCTCTTTGAACTAATTCTTGACGTTTCTTTTGTTCAAGAAGTTTACCTCGATAAGTTTGTTTGAACATCTTAAGAGATAAGATTGATAATTTTTCATCATCAATAATATTCTCAAACATTGGATTTCTATCCTGTTCTTCTAACATTAGAAGTTCAGAAAGAAGTTCGATCTCATCTTGAGTAAGTAATACTTTGTTGAATTTAATCATAAAAGATGGCCTCCTATTGCCATAGACACTGGAGGGCCAAAAGGCCCTCCGGAAAATTTAGAAGTGAGGATCGTAGTATTCTCTACGCTCCCCAAGGCTGACAAAGGCCCAACCGTCTTTAGTAAAACGTTTGGTCTTTGGGTTGTAATCAGCCTTCTGAGTCATGAAGACTAATTCGTCTTTGTCGTCTTTAAAGAAGACGACTTCAGCCCAACACCAACCCCCCTCGGGATTAGGTGTGAATTTATATGTAGGCTGATCGCCAAGGCGTTCCGCCTTTTTGATCACTTCCTTATCGTCTCTTGTGACTTTAAGGTAAGTACGGCCCGCTTTGGTCTGTACGACCTCTTGAACCGTAGCGGCGTGGGTGTCAGACCACATATGAATCGTAGCCGGTGTCCCGACTGCTAACATATGACTAGGATAGTAAACCCTAGATTTTTGATAACCGGCTAAAGAGCCGATATCTCTACCTAGATTAGGTAGTTTAATATTAAGATTACTTGGTAATTTCATAATATATAGCCTCCCATGCTATAGACACTGCGAGGAAGTAAATCCTCGCAATGCAGTGTTTCGACCATTAAGGTCTCATCAGTATAGCTTTGGAGTGTGATAACTCTTCCCTGTGGTGTGGCATCTTCTGTGATACCCTCTTAAGTAGTGTCTCTTCTTATTCTACCGAGTTCGCCCTTTAGACTTGCCCCTTTTTTGTTCGCCTCGGGGCCGGTGGTCTATCATCATTTGATGATGTCTTCATCATAATCCTTTAATCTCAAGAGTCAAATAAATTATCATAAATAATGATAAAAAAAGTTATTAAAAGATAAAACCCCTAAAAAACTTCCAAAATAACCCTGTTTTTTTGACCGTACAGAGCTTTAAAAAATCTTTCATGCTAGATTTGTATCTGAAAATAAGGTACATAAAACGTTGATTTTATTAGAATTGAACGCTTTTCTCGGGCCGCGGAACGCTGATCGGTTTTAAGAGGCTTAGAGGTGTCAAGTTTTTTATTTTAACTCAGCTTTCGTTTTGGATCTTAAAATGCTCTGTAGGGCTCTTATATGATAAAATATGGTACATTTCTATCGGATTTAAAAAAGAGTCGAAAAATAAAAACGGTTTTAAGAGCCGTAGAGATAGGTTGTTTAGATCTCTCTGTATGATTAAGTATGATATTATATGGTACATCTCTACGCTTAAAAAATGTGGGTTAAAACGGTTTGTTCCACATTGTGGAACACCAGGGATTTGTTCGTATTCTGTTCGTTTTGATTGGTTCGTGGCCAGCGGACCGTGGAACAGAGGAACGGTACTAGAAGTTTTTTGAAAAATTTTGAAAGAAAAAATATTTTTTATAAAAAAGAAGTGTGGCACTGTTCCATTCGTCTAGAATAGTTGAAAAATATAGTAAAACCTGTCCACACTTCTATTTTGAGAAGTGTTCCAAGTGTTCCATCTTCCCTTGGGCATTAGGCTGTTTTTAAGAGAAATTTTATTTATAAATATAATTTTGGAAAAACTTCTAGTAACGATTTGGTATAGTTGATTTGTTCCATAATATGAAATAATGTAACGGTGTAATTATGGCGGGGCCGGAGAAAAATTTATATAAAATGGTCAAAGAAAAATTAGAGGATTTTAATCCAATTCGTATTGAAACGACTACTATTAACGGGTTTCCGGATCTTATTTTATTTAACAAAAACAAAGAAGTTTTATTTGTTGAGTGTAAGGTCTGTGAGCGAGATAAATTGTTACAGAACATGAGACCTCATCAAAAAGCTTTTCATCACAAATATTCTAAAATTTTTGATGGCCTTTACATCTTGCAGAGGGCCCTCTCTTCGAGAGAGGTTTTTCTGTATGGATCAAAAAATTTTGATTTTTTGGAGGGTGCGAGCACTTTTGAACACTGCGCGCGCGCCGGTGATCGAGAAAATTGGAGCGAGATCCGAGAAAAATTGAACGAGAGGCACACTACATATAGTGGTGTTGCCCAAACGGGCAAATAAAATGCAAAAAACCCTTATTTTTCAACAATCACCGAGAACAATAATATATATTATGCAACAAATCCGAGATCCGCGGTACGCGGGCCTAGGTACTTGGGCTAAATCGAACAGAATACGAACAAAATTTACCCCCACCCACCGAAAAATGGCCCGTGCTTTTACAGGCGAGGGCAATGGTGAGCAACATTTTCACAGTCATAGGGAGAAATTTGTATATGGACATTGAAAAATATAAAACGCTGGACAAAAACCAATTAAAAGCAATGGTTTTGCTACGTCAAAGAATAGAACAAGAAGGTGCGCGCACTAATTTTATGCGATTTGTTAAAGCAGTGTGGCCAGAGTTTGTCGAAGGACCACATCATTTACGAACATCAGAAAAATTTCAAAAATTTTCTACAGAAAAAGCTTGTCGCCTAATCATTAACATGCCGCCTCGACACACAAAATCAGAGTTTGCGAGTTATTTGTTTCCGGCGTGGATGATGGGACTTAATCCAAGATTAAAAATTATCCAAGCTACCCACACAGGCGAACTCGCAGTTAGGTTTGGTAGAAAAATTCGTAATTTAATGAATTCGAAAGAATATAAACGTATATTCCCTGGTGTAACTTTAAGAACTGATAACCAAGCAGCTGGTAGATGGGAAACGAATCACGGGGGAGAGTATTTTGCGGCCGGTGTTGGTGGAGCTATTACTGGTCGTGGTGCTGATTTATTAATTATTGACGATCCTCATTCCGAACAAGACGCATTATCAGAAACTGCAATGGATAATGCTTACGAATGGTACACCTCAGGTCCTCGACAGCGTTTACAACCTGGAGGATCCATTGCTATTGTTATGACGCGATGGTCGCAAAAAGACCTTACCGCACAATTGGTTAAAAAAATGTCCGAACCTAAGGCGGACAAATGGGATGTTGTAGAATTTCCAGCAATCTTAGAAGATGATGACGAAGAAAAACGAAAACCTATTTGGCCACAGTATTGGAAGCTAGAAGAATTAGATAAAGTTAAAGCTTCTCTTGTCCCTAGTAAGTGGAATGCCCAGTGGCAACAGAATCCTACTTATGATGGTACCAGTATTATTAAACGCGAATGGTGGCAGGTATGGGACAAACCTAATGCCCCAACTTGTTATTTTAAGATTCAAACATACGATACTGCATTTTCAAAAAAAGAAACTGCGGACTTCTCTGTTATTGCTACTTGGGGAATATTCTATCCAAAAGAAGGAAATGAGCCTCACATTATTTTGTTAGACGTAGAAAAAGGTCGATGGGATTTTCCTGAACTTAAAAAAATGGCCATGGAAAACCTTAGGTACTGGGACCCTGAGCTAGTCATCATTGAAGCGAAAGCAACCGGGATGCCCTTGATACACGAGCTTCGACGAGCCGGTATCCACGCGACTGCATACTCCCCGAACCGCGGTCAGGACAAACATGTCCGTGTTAATACTGTTGCTCCCATTTTTGAATCGGGCCGCGTGTGGCGGTCCAATGACGAATGGGCGATAGAAATGATGGAAGAGTGTGCTGCCTTTCCTTTCGGAGAGCATGATGATTTAGTTGACGCTATGACATTGGCTTTGTTAAGATATCGTCAAGGAAACTTGGTCGAATTAGCTGATGATGAAAAAGAAAACTATATACCAAGGAGTGAACGAAAATATGAATACTACAATGGTTAAAAAAATAAATCCTGAAGATCGAAGGCTTAAGCAAAAGCTAACGCCCAAGCAAATGTTGTTTGTTACCAACTATGTCCAAGGAACGCTGACCGGGAAAATTTCCGCAAGCGAGGCGGCCCGCAAGGCAGGATACTCCGACAATCGTGCTCGGCAAACAGCTTATGAATTATTAAACCCTAAATTGAATCCTTATATTGTGGAAGCGATCAATGAAATGAAACAAGATTTGTATGAGACATCCGGCGTCTCCATGGCTTCTCATTTAACGGCCCTCAAAGAAATGCGCGACGAAGCGCGGTCCGATAAACACTATTCGGCAGCCATTAACGCGGAAGTCGCAAGAGGAAGAGTGGCAGGATTTTATGATCTCAAAAATAAAGCGGAAGAGTCCATGGATCAATTATCAAAAGATGAACTCATTGAGATCTTGGAAAAATATGATCAACAAGGTATAACTCATGATAGAGGTCTGATCGTAGATGATGACAAGAGGTCATTAACCAGCGAAACGCGGACCGCGGAAGGTGAT